AAGAAGCAGCTAAGAATAGGGCTCGTGATGCCCAAATCAAAGCTGATTATGAGATGGTAAAAAAGATGTACCCACCTAAACCCAAGAAAGAAACGAAAGAAAAGAAAAGGTAGATAACCATGGACATGAAAAACTCTAAAGGTAAAGGCTACAAAGACGGCGGCGTAGTAAAGAAAACTGGCACTATAAAGCCATGCGCTGGATGTCCGACTCCAAAAAGATGTGCAGCAATGGGTAAGTGTCTTAAAAAAGGTAAGTAACTATGGCTGGACTAACCCTGTTACGAGTCGTAGATAATGCGACTATGATGCGCGAGGAGCGAGAGCTTGCTGATAAAGCGTTATCAGAGCGTCAGAATCAGCCAATGATTCTCGGCTTGGTTAGTCACCTTCGTGCTTGTTGGGATGTTGCACAGCAAGCAAAGAAACCGATTGAAACTATTATGCTTAAAGCGTTACGTCAACGTAACGGTGAGTATGATGCAGATAAGCTACAGCAGGTTCAAGCTCAAGGCGGTTCTGAAATATACATGATGATAACCGAAGTTAAGTGTCGAGCAGCCGAGAGTTGGTTGCGTGACATTATGCTTGATACAGGTACACCACCGTGGGATATTGTAGCTACACCAATTCCTGATTTAAGTCCAGTACAAGTACAAGATATACAGGATATATTCGCAGAGCGAGTATTAGGACTTATAGAAGAAACAGGGCAGGCTCCAACTAAGGCTCAAATTGCTGAGCTAAAAGAAATGGTTGGTCAAGATTATAGGTTTCAGATACTTCAAGAAGCACAAAACCGCACAGATAAAATGAAGGTAAAGATTCATGACCAGTTTGCTCAGGGCGGTTGGGCTGATTCATTTAATGATTTTATTACTGACTTAGTTACATATCCAGCAGCAGTTATTAAAGGTCCAGTTGTACGCAGACAGCGTACATTAGGCTGGAAAAAAGACCCAGCTACCGGTAAGATTGTTGCCGATGCAGCTGAACGCTTAGCCCCCGAGTTTGAACGTGTTGACCCATTCCGTATATATCCAGAGCCGGGTATTACTCGCATCTCTGATGGATATTTGTTTGAACATCATCCGCTAACTAGAATGGAGCTATCAGAATTAATCGGTGTTCCCGGTTATGACGATGATGCTATCCGTAAGTTACTAGATATTGGTAATGGTCAGTCATGGATTGGCGAAGATATTGAATTACAGAAGAATGAAGAAGAACGTAAGTTCTATTCATACACGCGACCTACTGAGATATATGATGCCTTAGAGTTCTGGGGTAAAGTTTCTGGTAAGATGCTGATTGAGTGGGGTCTAACTGAAGAAGAAGTTCCTGATGAAGCACGTGAGTACGATGCTAACGTCTGGCTTGTTGGTAACTATGTTATCAAGGCCGTGCTGAACTACGACCCACTAGGTCAGAAGCCTTACGCGAAGACTTCGTTTATTAAATGTCCCGGCGCGTTCTGGGGTAAAGGTATTCCCGAAATTATTGAGGACGTGCAAAGCGTGTGTAACGCTGCTGCTCGAGCCTTAGTTAACAACATGGGTATCTCATCTGGACCTCAGGTAGAAGTTAACCTTGAGCGTATTCCAGCTAATGAGGATATTACCCAGCTATATCCTTGGAAGATATGGCAGACTACAAGTGACCCAGTTGGTGGTAGCGGCGGTGCCGTTAAGTTCCATCAGCCAGATGATAACGCCACTACATTGATGGCAGTGTATGAACGCTTTAGTAAACTTGCTGACGACCACTCAGGTATTCCGTCATATATGTACGGAGACCTAAACGTACAAGGCGCAGGCAGAACATCGTCTGGATTGTCTATGCTTATGGGTGCAGCAGGTAAAGGTATACGTCAGGTCGTTGGTCACATTGACACCGACATTATTAAACCAGTTGTACAGCGACAGTTCGTGTACAATATGCGATATGATGATGACGAAAGTATTAAAGGCGATGCAGAGGTTGTTGCTCGTGGAGCAGTTAACTTAGCAGTTAAAGAAACAGTGAACGTACGCCGAATTGAATTTCTTAATGCAACCGCCAATCCGCTTGATGCGGAGATTATGGGCAAGGATGGCCGCGCAGCGATACTTCGTGAAGTGGCTAAAGGGTTGCAAATGCCTGTGGATGAAGTTATACCATCTAGGGAAAAATCGAAGTATCTGGGTAATCAGCAAGCCCAAGCTCAAGCTGCTCAACAGCAGCCACAGCAGGGTGCACCGCTGCAACCAGACGGTTCTCCAAAAGGTGGTATGGAAGGAAACACAGTCAGTAGTCGTGTGAGTGGAGCAGCTGCATGATTCGACCAAGTCCAAATGTAATCAAGGCCTTGGCTATATCGGTTCGTAACTATCCAGAATTATTGGATTGGCTTACCGAGTGGAGAACACATGAGCTGGAAAATCTACCGCAAGCAGTAAATAACCCGACACTTATGCAGGGGCGGTGTCAGGTTTTAGGCGAGCTATATAAGCTCGTTAAAGATGCTCCTGAAATAGCAGCGGCAAAATCATTATGATTCGCCCTTTACTTTACGCACACCGATAGGAGCGTTTTACCATGGCAATTCCAGAGCAAATTCGTAAACAGAGTGAGGCAGTACAAGATTTATATAAAGAACTCGGTGCAGCAGCCGATGAGGGAAAGGGCACGCCTAATTCCGACATAGGTACGCAAGAAGACGAGGTAAATCAGACAGCCGACACAAATACTGGTACTGAAAATGCAAACACATCTACTGGTAGTGAGCACAAACCAGCCGATAGTAAAGACCAGCAAGAAGATGTAGTGCAAAAATACCGTACCTTACAAGGTATGTACAATGCAGAAGTCCCTAGACTGCACTCTCAGAATAGAGAGATGCAAAATAGGTTGCAACAAATGGAGCAATTACTTGCTTCTATGTCAGCACAGCAAACATCACAGGCTACAGCTCCAATAACTGTACAGGAAGTAGTTACTGCACAGGACCGTGAGGAATATGGAGAGTCCATTGAGGTTATGCGCCGTGCTGCACTAGAAGTAATTAGTCCTATTACGCAACGTATTACGCATCTAGAGCGATTACTTGGTCAGATTCAAGGTAGTGTAGTACCACAAGTACAAGCTATCACCAATCGCCAAGCAATGTCAGCAGAGCAGCAGTTTTGGACAGACCTAACTACATTTGTACCTGATTGGCGTAGTATAAATAACAATCCTGATTTTCAATCATGGTTGTTAGAGTATGACCCGTTGACAGGTATTAGCCGTCAAACTATTCTTGAGGACGCTCAGCGTAACCTCGAAGTAAATCGAGTAGGTAACTTCTTTAAGTCTTGGTTAGCAATAACTGGACAAGCTAATGTGGCTCAAAATACTCAAGCAAGTTCTGTTTCTGAGCTAGAGCGTCAAGTTTCTCCGGGCAAGTCCCGTAGTACAGGCACTCCAGCAGGTAATGCACCTGTACAATATACTCCGAAAGATGTTGAGAAGTTTTATGCAGACATCCGACAAGGTAAGTACAAAGGTAGAGACGCAGAACGAGCAAAAATCGAACGCGATATTTTCGCAGCAACGCGAGAGAATCGTATTACTAATGTATAAGTAAAGGTGAATTAATATGGCATATCCAACCGTAGGCGGCCGTCCTAATTACGGCGGTAATTTTATTCCAGAAATCTGGTCAGGTAAACTGATTGAGAATTTCTATGATGCTACAGTTTTAGCAGCAATTTCTAATACTGACTACGAAGGCGAGATTCGTAACATGGGTGACACGGTTAATATCCGTACTACTCCTGAAATTACAATCAAGACTTACGTTAAAGGTCAAACATTGTCTGTTGAAAATCCAGACAAACCAAAAATCCAGTTGACAATCGACTACGGCGAGTACTTTGCTTGTATCGAAGATGACGTGGATAAAGTTCAGGCTGACATCCAGTTAATGGATACATGGTCTAAAGATGCTTCAGAGCGTATGAAGATTAAGATTGACCAACGTGTATTGACAGATATTCTTCCGGGTATCTCTGCTCTTAATAAAGGCTCAACTGCTGGTCGTATCTCAGGTAACATTAACTTAGGTACCACAGGAACTCCAGCTGCTTTGACAAAAGACGGTGCTACATCAACTATCGCAGTACTTGATTACTTGGTTGATATGGGTGTTGTACTTGACGAAGCTAACTGTCCAGAAGGTGACCGCTTTGTAATTATCCCAGCTAAAATGGCTGGTATGATTAAGAAGTCTGACTTGAAAGACGCTTCATTAACTGGTGATGGTACATCTATCTTACGTAACGGTCGCTTAGGTATGATTGACCGCTTTACAGTGTACATGAGCCACAACTTAAACGTTGCATCTGGCGGCAAATTTAGCATTGTCGCTGGTCACAAAATGGGTTTCACGTTTGCTTCACAAATGACTGAGATGGAAACAATCCGTTCAGAAACAACATTTGGTAACATCATCCGTGGCTTGCAAGTTTATGGCTATAAAGTAGTTAAACCAGAAGCGTTAGCTCAAGGTGTTGTAACCTTAGCCTAACCGAATGGGGGAGTAATCCCCCTTTCACAATTTATATTTTTAGGAGAAATTAAATGGCAACATTTGTCGATTCTTTGGGCTTTTATAAAGGCTCAGCTGCGATGCCAGCTAAAGGTGCATACCGTTCTTCAGTAGTTGAAGTTAGGTTAGACTTTGCAGCAATCATTGCGGCACGTTTGGCTGCTGGTGCAACTGCACTTGCGGCTTCTGATGTGTTAGAAGTTATTCCAGTACCAGCCGGTACTATTGTTCGTAACGTTGCTTTAGTTGTAGAGAAAGTTGCTGCATCAGGTACTATCGCTATTGGTGATGGTGCTGCTACCGCAGGTTATCTTGCAGCTCAAGCTGTATCATCTCTTGGTACTTTTGGTGGTGTTCCTGTTCTTACTTCTGGTGCATTTGCTCCAACATTAAGTGGTGGTAAAGTATATGCTGCTGCTGATACTATTGATATTACAATCGGTACAGCTGTTCCAGCTGCTGCTATTGTACGAGTAGTTGCAGAGTTCGTTGATATAAACGCTCAGTAATAAAAAGGGGCTTCGGCCCCTTCTTTTAGTGGAGTAATATTATGGCTATTAAGCGTGGACAAGAGGAATTTAGCGGGTATAATCAACCTAAGCGAACACCTAACCACCCAACAAAGTCACATGCAGTGTTGGCTAAAACAGGTGATGAGGTAAAACTTATTCGGTTTGGACAGCAAGGTGTCAAGGGTGCTGGAGCTAGTCCTAACTCAGCAAGTGAAAAAGCTAGGCAGAAAAGTTTTAAAGCCCGTCATGCAAGTAATATTCAAAAAGGCAAAATGAGCGCAGCTTATTGGGCCGATAAGGTGAAATGGTAATGGCTGAGTCTAAACCTAATAATGCTGCTCTATGGAGCCGAGTTAAGGCTGAGGCAAAAAGAAAATTTGATGTGTACCCGAGTGCATATGCTAATGCTTGGGCTGCTAAAACCTACAAGGCTCGTGGCGGAACATGGTCCGGCGCAGACAACAGGGTGAAGAAACGTGGCTAAAAGTGGATTAGGTAAATGGTTCGGTGAGAAGTGGGTTGATGTCAAGACAGGTAAGCCTTGCGGTCGGTCAGGTGATGAGAAGACTAAGCGGGCATACCCAGCATGTCGACCACAGGCAGCAGCTAGTAAGATGACAGCTGCTGAAAAGAAAAAGATGTCTAGTACTAAGAGTGGGCCCGATAGAGAATCGTGGCCTGTATCTCCATCAGGAAAACGAAAGAATACAAAATGAGATATTTACGTGGTAGGGAAGACGGATTTATTTATGAATGGAATCCAATCCTAGCTGAAAATTCAAGTTTGGAAGAAGTTACTGAGGAAGAAGCATACCCTGAAAGATTTGTACCTAAAGCTCAAAAAGGTCGTCAGACAAAATTAACTTTAGATGTTCAGCAGGTAGATGCGCCTAAAGGTAATCGTGACGTAGACCAAGAGGCAAGTAAAGGTTTATAGAAATGAAACTCTCCGATGTGATAGCAGAAACAAGGCGTATCTTACAGGACATTAATGAACCTGTACGGTACAGTGATGAGCTTTTATTAGGGTTTGCTAATCAAGCCCTGAAGCGTATGGCTGTCATTCGCCCTGACTTATTCGCCTATATCGGGGAGCTTACAACAACAGCGGGCACAGTTATTCAAAGTGCTCCAGCTGACTCAATAAGAATTATTGAGATTCTTTATGTGAAAGACGGCGATGGTGTTACAGAAGTAAACCGCGACATGCTAGATGAAACATATCCAGCATGGATGAATGATGCCGCTGGTCCAACAGTAAACTGGATGCGCCACGTGAGGAACCCCAATAAATTTTTTGTGTATCCTAAAGCTCCAGCTGGTCAAATATTAATCATAGAGTATGCTAAAACACCTAGTGATTACGCTGCCCTAGATGACGTAGAAATATTATCCGATGCGTACTTCCCAGTTGTTGTTGACGGGACAGTATACTTAGCTGAGTCTATTGATAATGAGCATGTTAACTCTAATCGAGCTCAGTTATTCCAACAATCATTCACGCAGGCTCTAGGTGCAGGTATGCAAGCTAGGGTTCTAACTGATATTGAAGACTCAGGATTACCTGAGAATAAGGTTAGATAATGGCTACCAGAACATTTCTATCACTCGCTAATAGATTATCCCCTAGTGTGCCGGGATGTCCGTTACCTGTCATCTCAAATTATATCCGTGATGCAGCTGTAGAAGTATGTGAGCGTACTCTTGCTTGGAGGTATGAGCAGCCTGTTATGCAACTGACTGCCGGTGAATATACGTATGCTTACGATACACCAGCCGACACAGAGGTACATGCGTTTCTTACAGCATCAGTTAATAATGAGATAGTAACTCCACTGATTATCGAAGATGTGCATACTAAATTTCCTTACTGGCCTGATACATCTGTAGAATATAGAAGTAATCCTAGGTATATATCTCAGCTTGATGCGGATAATTTTGTCGTAGCACCTGTACCTGATGATTCAAAAACCTATGATGTAAGAATGATATTAGCATTAAAGCCTATACGTACAGCTTCTGGTATGGATAAATCTGTGTTTGATGACCTCGAAAATGTTATTATGCACGGAGCACTGCAACATCTTTTAGTGTTGCCTAACAAACCGTGGTCAGATAGAGAGCTTGCTGCATATCATGCAAAACAGTATTTGTCTAAAACAGTTGAGCGTAGAGCTAGAGCTAACCTAGGGGCAGGACGTGCTTCTGTTTCTGTACAATTTCGTAGATTCGTATGAGGTAGATTATGGGTGCTAAACTCAAGAACAATGCCTATGGCAGGTTAATAATAGGTATCAGTGCTTCCGATGTTACTATCACGTTAGATGCTGGTAATGGAGCTAGGTTTCCAACACTAACAACTGGCGAATATTTTTATGCTACCCTTGTTGATACAGCCAATAATCTTGAGATAGTTAAAGTAACAGCTAGGGTAAATGATGTTCTTACCGTAGTACGAGGTCAAGACAATACAACTGCACGAGCGTATCAAGTAAATGATAGAATTGAACAACGCATGGTTACAGCTTTGTTTAATGAAAAGCTGGACGCTTCTGTCGGTTATGGCGATACAACTAATCCATATACAAGCAAGACTGCAAAGTTTGTTTTAGCTGCACCAAACGCAGCAGATGGTTTGCCAACATTTAGAGCATTAGTCGCGTCAGATATTGAAGGCACAGTTGCAACAGTCACAGGCACGCAGACGCTTACCAATAAAACAATTTCAGGTTCAGACAATACATTAAGCAATATTGGTAATTCAAGTCTAACAAATTCAAGCATTACAATAAATGGTACAGCTGTTAGCTTAGGCGGTTCAGTAACCACACCATCAGGCACAGTTACCAGCGTTGGTGGTACTGGTTCAGTTAATGGCATCACGCTAACAGGCACAGTTACATCAAGTGGCAATCTAACATTGGGCGGTACATTAGGCAGTATTACCAATTCGCAACTAACCAACTCAAGCATTACCATTAACGGTTCATCCATTAGCTTAGGCGGTAGTGTTACAACCCCACAGGGGACAGTCACAAGCGTTACAGGTACAGCCCCAGTTGTTTCATCTGGCGGTACAACACCTGCGATAAGCATGGCGCAATCAAGTGGTAGTGCTAATGGTTGGTTATCATCAGTAGACTGGACAACATTTAATGGTAAGCAAGCCGCATTAGGCTTCACGCCTTATAACTCAACTAACCCAAGCAATTACATTGCACTTGGTTCAGCAATAACAGGATATACCGCTGGCTCAAATACAGCATTGGCGGCAACAGATACACTACTTGCAAGCCTTGGAAAAATACAAGGACAGATAAACGCAAGGGGTACTGGCAACGGCACGGTTACAAGCGTTACTGCAACAAGCCCTGTAACAAGCACCGGTGGCACAACACCAGTTATCGCAATGCCTGCGGCAACAACATCTGTTAATGGTTACTTGACGTCAACCGATTGGAATACATTTAACGGCAAAGGGCAAGTAAACAGCATCACATCAACGGATGGAAGTGTCACAATAACAGGCACAAGCACAGTTAATTTAAGTGTTGCCGTTGCTGGTTCAACAAATAATCTGCTTGCACAAGTGCGAAATAATACTGGCGCGACACTTACAAAAGGTACAGTTGTTTATATTAACGGTGCAGTAGGTCAACTGCCAACAGTTGCAAAAGCATTAGCAACAGGCGATGCCACATCAGCTCAAACACTAGGAATGATGACGGCTGATTTAGCAAATAATAGTAATGGCAATGTTACTATTATCGGCACAATTACCAATATAAATACATCTGCTTTTACAGACGGGCAACAATTATATTTAAGCCCAACAGTTGCGGGCACATTCACAGCAACAAAACCTCATGCACCAGACCATATAGTATATGTCGGTATTGTTGAACACGCACATCCATCACAAGGTGAAATTCTAGTTAGAGTTCAAAACGGTTGGGAACTAGATGAATTGCACGATGTTTCAGCGCAGTCGCCGACAAATGGGCAAACGCTTATTTACAATGAGACCTCAGGGTTATGGCAGAAAAATAATCTGACACAAGGTACAGGCATTACTATTTCAAATGGCGCAGGCACAATCACAGTTGCCAATTCTAGCCCAATGACTTATCCATC